CAAAATAATAATACACATGATCGACGTTCAAATCATATCATTAAATATCAACACAATAATCCACATGATCGACGTTAAAATTCAAAGATAGGACTATATACCCATTCAATAATATTGCCATTATGCTATACTTAAATTAACCAATAAGAGGAGGTCATTAACATGACACAAATTATCACTAATCCCGAAACGGCACGCACGAGCATTTCATACCATCAAACAGCCATCAAAAATATCCATGATTCAATCAACCAAATGTTAGAATCAACACACGACTTTTCAACCTCTATTGAAAGTCTGTACAACGAAATTGAAATCCATGAAAATGCCATCATCAAACTAACTCGTAAATATAATCTTTAAGTCGAAACCTCCATCCTCGGAGGTCAACCGGAAATGGTCTACCGGTTCTGATGAGACAGACCACGGAAAGGGAAATTAAAATGGATCATAACAAACACGGTGTCAAAATGACAAAAGAGGAATTTGACAAAATCAACAATAAACCATCATTCTCGAAACTTCACAAACCATTCATCAAAGAATCAAATGTGAAAGTGTATGACAACGATCCAAAATACATGATGTGGAACGGAATTTGGTTAGATGCAACTGTTTTGTATTATAACGAAATGAATTTATCTTATAAAGTAAAGTTTGAAGACGGTTCGACAAAATGCGTCAACCAAAATGACGTTAAAGGATGGTGGGAGGAATGAAAACCCGTCGTACTGAAATTTTATCGGAAATGACACGAATCGAACGTTCGTTAGATCGAGCGATTCAAGATTTACAAGTCATTTCCAACCGTTTAAAGGTTGAAATCCTCATTAACGAATTTGACCCAAGTCGCCGTAATATGCACATTATGGATGGATCAACGGTTCGAATTTTATTACAAAATCACATCAACAAAATGGAACAGGAGTTAAAAGATTTATACAAAGAATTAGGAGGATTTATCCAATGACAACCCAACTCACATTTGACGACTTACTCAACGAACTCGGCTCGGAGGTCATCACCCAAGTGATCTCACCACAAACTTTCACACCGATCATTCTGAAATATGAAGTCGTTCTCACGGAACGACTGACACTCGTTACCAAGAAACAAAGCACCGGACAGATCAAAAACGTGGTGTGTTACCGTCAATCGTATTATCCACTCGGTCGCACGAAATGCCGTGAATTTTATGCCATGTACAAAAGCGACAATTACAACAACGAATGGTTGCACGGGATGGTGCAACGAGAAGTCAACGAGTGTTTAACAGATCCGATTGTGAAATACACGTTAACCCCAAGGGAGGGTGAATAATATGGATATTTTCGAAGACCGTGATATGTTTTTTCTAGCAACTGATATTGAGGACACATCTAAAATTGTTATTAATGAGGTTCGAATGGAAAATTTCAGAAGTGCTTATGACCTTTTAGAAATGTTAGACAAGCGCACTGATCGTTTGCGAAAAGCAATTGAAAAAGAAATGGAAGTGAGGAAATTAACATGACCTTTGAAAACTTACCGCTTTACTTCGGTTCTACCATGATCGTGTTATTCATCTGTTGGGCAATTCGGTCTTACATCCAAGACCGTCGCAACCAACAACCCGAATACGACACACAGGAACTTGTTGACTTCCGAAACGAACTGGAACATGAGGTGGAAACGCTACTCGATCAACGGGAACAATTGTGGACGGAACGCCGTTCATCGCTTCACATACACGATCATTTGAAAGAAGCACTTGACCGATATGACAACGCCCATATTCGGATTTCATCGGACATCATAGAAGATGCGTCGGTGAAGGTATTTGGGTCATCACAAGAAGCAGTCAAATTTATTGAGAATCAGCGATATGCATGGAAACTTGAAAACGGAAAGAAGGTATTGTAATGGGAAACTACTTTCAAAAGTTTTTACTTGAAAAAGGAATTAACGAACAGGTTGTTAAAACATCTTATTCAAATGAATACGATTACTGGTTTGTGATTACCAATAAGGGTAATCGCTATAACTTTTCTTTAAACTCTAATCGAGAATGGGAGATTATCTAATGAACGAATGGATTGCACTTGGATTAATGGCAATGGGTTTTGGATTGGGTTCACTGTTTCAATACACATATCATAAGGAGGTAACAAAATGACACCTACACACAAACAGATTAACGATGTACTCACCTATCTTTGTGCCTATGGTCACATCGACGTACTGGAATACAACCGCTTGCTATCGGTTGCTTTCACCGGCGCAAAAACCGAACCACAACCGTCTACCATCCAACCACTCAAACCGCATATCGCCAAACTACTGGAACAACGTAGAAAAAACCGTCGCTAATCAGCAACGGTTCTTTTTTATACATTCATCTTTTTAAACAACTCATATCCAATGGTTCGGATGACTTGGTTATCAAATCGTAAATACCCATTCTTGAACGCAAACCCCAGTTTTCGTAAATGGAAGTGTGTTTTCCATCCGCTAATCAATAACGTATTTTCTTTCATGTCATCTTGACTGAGGACATAATGGTGTTTCGTGCTTGGGTCTTTGTCTTCTGACAGGAACATGACCCCTTCTTGTACATCCACCCACACACCCATCGTCATCCCTTTGAACGTAATGCTGAATTGGAATCGGCTTTTCGGTGTTCGTTTATCAATGAAAATATGACTGTCATTGACAAATTCGTTATCGAGTGACATGGCACCATATTCGGTTCCGTCAATCAATCGACCGAATTTCGTTTTCCGTCTTTCTTCCGAGAAGTCAAGCGAGTCGGGAATTTCGATGACAATATCCTCATAGGCATTAAATCGTTTGTTGATGTTCGGCACCAAGTTAAAATACAGGAAATAGGGATTGACGACGGAAACGGCGTTACTGAGACAGATACATCGCACATTATCACGACCTCGGAATACGGTATCCATGAAGTTGAGAAGTGCTTCGACTTCATTGGGTAAATAACCGCTATTGTCTTTTTCTCGGATAAATTCATCATAGATCATCGTGGTCACCATCGGATAGGCATTGGATTTCTCACTTTGCCAGGCACTTAACTGAATCGCCCAACCGGCTAGTTTCCCGTCAATGAAGAACTCACGACCCTTCACTTTGAAATCGTGATCCGGGAAATCGTGTTTGATGTCATTGAAATAATTTCCGATCTTTTTGAGTTCCGGTTTATAGCGACGGATATAGATAAACTGTTCGCCGTGTTTCAGAAACCGGTTGATCGGGTGTTTTTTCATGGCATACGATTTCCCGATTCCCCGAGCGCCGATGACGAAATTTAAGATACGGTCGTAAGACAATAGTTTTTGAGGGTTGTAATAAAGCGATGTATCAATCATCTAAGTCACTTCTTTCGTGTCGGAATTTTAATGACTTGGTTCGCCCAAATCGTGTTGGCGTTTTTAATCGATGGATTCAATTGCATGATGCGTTTTATCGTTGTGTTGTGTTTCGTTGCGATTCCACTAAGTGTGTCGCCTAACTTGACTTTATACGAATTGATGTATTCGGGTTTCGGTTGAACAATCGGTTTCTTGTTCGGTTGAATCACTTTTTCATAGTCGATAAAAGCAACGTTCATATCTACTAAACCACTAATACCGGCAACTCGTCCTTTATCGGTGTATTGCCACATCCCGTAATTTCCTTTGTATTCGGATTGATCTTTGTACCAGTCTGCTAACCATTTATCGTACTTGTCAAGTTTCGATGATTTCAGTTGGGAGTTTAACCATGACCGACCGGCGTACAGGATGCTGTAATATCCGGCTTTTTCTAACATATCCATAAACGTAACACACATAGAAACAAGTTGACTATTAGAAGGCATACCATTATTTTTCTTGTATCCATCGGCATCCTCCATATCAAAAGCGATTGGATAATCCGGCGAATAGTCTTTCAAGACATCAATCACATATTTGGCTTCTTGTTTGACTTGTGTCAAATTCAATGCATACGAGTAGAAGTAAGCACCCCACGGAATACCGACACGTTCCGCCCCGTGTACATTATCTTTAAATTCCCGGTCGAGTGTTCCACCGTTTGAACCGTGGCCGAGACGGATCATCACGAACTTGGTTTTTCCTTCTTCTTTGACTCGATCCCAATCAATGTTACCTTGGTGATGACTCACATCGATTCCATATAATTTTGTCATGTTAGTTCTCCTTTTTTCCGAAAATTCTTTCCATTAAATCAACAAACAGTTCACCTTTTTTATCATCTTTTGCTTTTCTAAAATGCGCTAAAATCGAATTGATTTCAATTCCAAGATAACCCATGTAGGTCACATATAAAGCACTTAAACCAATGTTATCGGGTGCAAGCATGGCAACCGGAATAAAGTATACCAACACAATCAACATGAGTATTTTAAACAACAAACCATATTTAGCTTTGCTACTCGAAAACTCTACATTACCATTTGCTTTTGCGTTTACAATCCCGACCGTAAAATCTATAATATTTGCTATCAGAATTAGCGACAAAATATATAGTAATTTTGTGTTGTCATCTTGTAAGAAGGTCGCTAACCAAGTTATCATATCCATTCCTCCGAAAAATATCATTTATACCACCCTTTTACCGCTCCGCACAGTAGTAACTGCACATAGTCATTTTTGGATTGATCGGGGTTAGGAGTAGTTCCGCCACCTTCACCATCTTCAAAATCACTTGTTTTCCAGTCGTACCCTAACCCGTTCACAATATTCACACCTGTTGTATCAAACACATCATATATATGAAGCTCCGTCCCAACAAGTGCGTAACTGTTTGCACCTTTTAACACCAATCCTTTATATTCGGTTCCTTCGATGACGTTTAAATGAAGATGATCCCCTGTGACCATGCCACCAATACCGGTGTGTCCAAGTAGATCACCCTTTTTTAGTTTCACACCAACCGAATGAGTTAACGGTTGTTCGTGGAAACAGGTAAAGACAATGTCACGAATTTCACCGTCTACACACATGACGGGTCGAAGCGATTTCCAAACGATAATGGCCGAACTCGGTTGTGTAAAAATACATTCACAATCAAACGGCGCATAATAGGGGTATTTGTCGTAGGTTCCCACGAAGTCAATACATAACGTATTGACGTGTGAGTAACTACCGTTTTCACCCTGTGTAATCTGAATCATATCCATCGGGAATTTAGCAAGTTGTGTGCCATCCCCACCGCCACCGCCACCGTCTCCGGTTAACGTGTCAAACCAATATTCCGCTTGCGTTCCCCGTGCCGGTTGGTTGCTTTCCGCCGGTCGCTCGTAATCGGATAAAAAGTACATCCCGAGTTGATAGGCAGATTCAGTTGATTTCGTGAATTGTTTAAAGGTCATACCCGACTGAATGTTGATCCATTGAACATTGTTATTCACTTCATAAATGATTCGTTTTAATTGGGAATCAATTTTCGTGTAGTCGAGTCCATTGGCTTTTGCCCAGTTGATATATTTGGTGGCCGGTGTCCATTGCACCAGTCCATAACCACCACTCAAATTCCCGGATTGTAAACTTTGCCAAATTCCGGGGTTTATGGTGGATTCTGTTTCCATGTTTCCAAGCATACCGGCAACGGCGTTTTTTGTCCATCCTTTACCTGTTAAATAATTCATGATATACTGTGCGTTTACAGTCATTTCTTTTCGGTTCAAAAAGCGGTTGCCGGAATACGTCACTTGAAAACCTCCATTTATTTAATCAATATTTTTGCAATGGCATACCCACGTTTGACATGGTACGGGGTTGTAATTTTCATTACTTTCCAGTTGCTATCCCCTTTGATTCCTACGCCGTCTTTTGCAACGATGGTATCGCCTTGCGACAATCCTTTTTCGACTCGTACAAAGACTTGACCGATCATCCCGACCGTTTGCCATTCGTTTCGGTGGATACGTGGGATGTATTCCATCGTCGGATCATAAGAAGCCGATTCTTTGGGCAGATACGCAAGTTGTTTTGTTTCTTCTCCCGTGACTTCATCGACTTCCGTAATTTCTTTGTTCTCATAGATCAATCCTCCGAATTGGTTGGTTTCAAAGCGTCCACTCCATTGGAGTTCATCGGCTCCGAGGATCACACCGGCGGTTTCGGAAATGACACCAAGTAGATTATCACCTTCGGTTGCCTTGCGTACTTTATCCCCGTCGAGTGTGACAATGAAACCTGTTTCGATTTTTTGACCGTCGGTGCTTTCAAACATTTCGGCATAATCGGAGAAGTTCGCTCCACTCGCAAGTGCTCCGGCAATGGTGATGTTTCCGTTCTCACTGTTGAGTTGCCATTTTCGATTGTTTGTGCTTGGGGTGTCCGATCCTCCGGAGTGACCACCGACCACGGTATTTGGATTGAGTGCCGTGGTTCCGAATGATGCCAAAACCACGCTCCGGGGTTCGGGTGCGTTCGATGCCCGTGATCCCATAACAACGGAATATTCGCCCGATGCCGTGGAACTGACACCGGTTGCAATGACTGCCGAACGTGAACCGGTTGCTTCACCCGTAGATGATGCCATTGCCACCGACATATCACCACTTGCTTTGGTTCCACCGGTAGAAGCGATAACGGCGCTTGTGTCACTTTCCGCGCTTCCGGTTGTGGTACTGGCAACAAATCCACCTTTTTGGAATCGTGTAGGAATTGAGGTATACGTGACGGTTCCGGCTTTTACTGGATTCGTAAACCCGGTAATATCCAAATTCTGCATTCCGAGATCAGATTGAACCGATGCAATCCCGATGCTGTTTGGTCGGTTGCGTCCGATCAATTGAATTTGGTTCATCGTGACGTTAAACACATCGTCTCCAATATGAATTCCCTGTTCCACGTTGGCATCGACAATAATATTGTTCATGGTAACATGGTCAGTTTTAGCGTCTCCGCCGTTGATGTTAATTCCGTATTGAGCAATGAAATCAGATACGACGACTTGGGTCATTTGAATGTAACGACTTAATTGTTGAACAGCAATTGGAAAATCTTCAATGGTACTTTGTGTTCCCACACATTTAAAGTCTGTGATATTCACGTTTTTATAAGATGCAACAGCAAGTGCTCGTGCGTCAAGTGTCGGGTAACGTGGGTTAAACGTCGGGTTGATCGCTACGCATCCAATGATTGACACGTTTTTTGCGGTGGCACTGAATGGATCACCGGCACGATGGAAATTATTGTGTCGGATGTCAAACGCCCGGATCGAACCGTCGGACGTACAATTTTGGAACGTGATGTGGTTCGGTGCCGGGGAATGTTCGTGTGCCTTACTTTCAAATCCACGGGCACCGCCACGGGCGAAACATCCTTTGACTGTCACAAATCGTGATCCGTCATCGACTTCGAAACAATTTCCGTTCCATGCCGTTCCGGTGAATAGGTGACCGCTTGGGTATTCTCCAATGCAATCCGTGATGTACACATGTTTGGCAAAGTGTGTGGTAAATAGATCGTCACCCGACTTTGTAGCATAACACTTATCGAGATAGATAAACTCACAACCGTCCGGCTCGTAACTGGTTGGAGAGTCACCTTCATGGTGATACCGTCCGGCTGAAATATCAAATGTGTGTCGTCCGGCTCCATGTGAACTGACTCGATCAATCCACGCAAATTTAGTATTCACAAGTACCAGTCCACATCCATCCACTTCACCGGTTGTAATCGGATCAAGTCCGTTCGGTCTCGATTGGTTCCAATCCAGTTTGAAGTCATGTAAGGTGATGCTAACGTTTCCCGAACCCCAGTCTTTGTTGCTTAACAGGTTACGAGTAACGGGTGCATTGTTTGGTAATTTAAAAACTGTCGCATCTCCGACACCGTAGAGCGTCGTGTTTGACGGCACCCGGATAGAATCAACAATATAGGTTCCCTTGGGTGCAAATACCTTGTACCCACCGTTGCCCATCGCATCAATGAAAGCTTGGGTATCGTTCGTTACCCCGTCGCCTTTTGCCCCAAATTCTTTAACATCTCGTCCGATTTGGTCGAACCGTTTATTGACGTAAGCGAGATCGGCTTTTAAGGAAAGAAGATCATCTAGCACTTCTCCGATAATATCTTCCAGTGTGCCGTCCGCTAACCATTCTTCTAACTTTTGAATCAACGCTTCTTTTAACCCGTCATTCATCACCCATGTAATGACTTCATTCCACTTCTTAATCATTTCATTGGTCAATCGTCCGGATTCATTGACCGATTGCAGAATCATGTTCATTTTTTCGAGCAACGTCGGGGCTTCATTAAAAGCGGTTGGTAATACCGTATCGTACCCTTGGTAATTCAATTCTTTTAGCAAGGGTACAGGTAACAGTTCGGGTTTTGCCATGTGCGGTGTCCTCCTTAGGTTATCTTTTTCCAGTCATTTGCGGTTAATCCGGTTGATTTATACCAGTCTTGGTTTACATTATCAAGTAATTCTTCTCCTATTTTATTTGGTGTGAATACCCCAATTGGTGGAGCACCGTATTGCCGAAAACCAATTTGACCAAACGCTTGCAAATCGTGTGTTGGTAACTGGATATGAACGTTTGTCTGATTTGACACAGCTTCATAATTTAAAGTAATAGATGATCCGTCATTTGCTTTATCAATGATTGTGTATTGAAAACCATTTGACGGCATACCCTCCGATACTGTAACTTGGTCACCTATTTTAAAGTCAAAATATTGGTTTCCCGATATTGAATTTGTAACAATGGGACTTCCTGCGGTTGTTACCGCTGTATAGTTGTTAGCAGAAGTATCACGGCTAAATCGCATACTTACATAGCCAATTGGATAGCCTTTTGAAACAATTTCATCGTTAAATAAAATATCACCCGAATGTAGTCGTGCATTTGGGAAAAGTTTATCTGACGATCCAGCATTTAAAAATCCCATTTTTCGCTGTAAACCATAACCGTCTACATATTTTAATTGTCGATTCTTTACATCTCCTACAATTTTATACGGCGACAATTGTGTTTTATCAGACGGCATAACCATTATTTCCGGTACAATAATAGATGATTTTGTAGGGACTGATTCGCCATCTAAATAAACTTGTTGAAAATTACCGCCAATAACATTTATTTTTGACCAATCCAATTTTTTTCCGTAATACGAAACGTTCGCCACAGCAACATTACTGAATGTTATTTTTTCAAAATTATCGGTATGTTTTATTAAATACATAAACCGACTAATTGAAACATCGTTAAAAGTAACATCACGCATCATATTAACATGAACTAAATTAGCGTTTGATGGATATGAAAAATTATTGCCGATATGACCTTGTATGATTCCACCATCCCATAAAAAAGTTCCAAAATCATTTAAACTTGTTCCGTTTACACCCAAAATAAAAGCACTATCGTTTTCTGTGTCAGAAATAGGAACACGCTCCACGTAACATTTATACATCATTACATTATTTCCACGGTGTTGGTCAATAACCGCATTTAACGATTCAAAAATACAATCATCAAAAACAAGTGAATTAATAGAATTATCCTCTACTTTAACTCCAACATTTGATTGTGCAAAATAACATTTTTCAAATGTTGTTGTTGTGCTGAATTCAATTGTTTTTACAACTTTAACAGGTGAAATTGTAATCCCTTGGAAACTACAATTTGAAAATTTGCTATCTATAAAATTGTCAACAATCACTGCATGATCAAAATAGCCAAATGAATTAATATTAACAGCATGAAAATCAGCACACGACTTTAAATCAAAAATAGATAATCCGTTTGATGCAATAAATGACAACCCCTCAATATGAACACCGTACACATATTCAGAAGCATTAACCGATTCGTGCCACTCGAAAACATTTTTTTGAGAGGTTGTGTTAAATGTAATTTTTGTTTTTGCTTTTACAATGTTATTTGTTGATCCGTAGTCCCCAATAATTTTAGTGTTTTCATAAATTTTTAACGTGTCGGTAATTTTATAAACACCTTGTGGAACTTTAAGTGGTTTTTTCGAATCAATCGCTTTTTGAAATGCAACTGTATCGTCGGTTACACCGTCACCAATAACACCGTATTCTTTAATGTTGGTTAAATATTTCATTAATTTGATTTCAACCATTGTTTTTTCTGTTTCATTAAAAATATCTCGCATTTCATTGATATAATCCATCAAATCAGCAAGTTGTACAATTGCCGGACGTTGTTCTGTAAACATTTCTAATCCTTGGGAATCGTAATTTGTCGGACCACTCATAGATCATTTTCCCTCCTATTAATAGACCATCATAAACAGTTCTTGCATTTCCTCAAAAATATCTTTTTCAATCCGCAAGAAGGTTGATCGGTATTCTTTCAACATTTGGCTGTATGTCATACCGCCCGTTTTTCCGATTTCCTTTTTAGCGAAATCTTCAAGCACTTGAATCGCACTGTCTAGTTTTTGATTCCCGACTTTATTTTTGACGGTGTCTTTATTTGTTTTTTCGTCTGTCGCTTCCGTCGCTTTACTTGTGGTATCGACATTGAGCGTTCCGTCACTCGTACTCGATTGATTGAGATCATTCGTCGTGTTTGTGTTTTGGTTTGCTGTGGTTTGTTCGTTGCCGGTTTGATTTTCGGTCATGTCTCGATTTTCGCTATTTTTCTCTTTGTCCTCTTTAATAGAAGAAGCGTATTCGATAATACCCGAACCATCGTTGGTTGTAAGATTTAAACGAGATTGTGGAGTATCGCTTGCAATCTCCCGTTCAAAGTTGTTTTGCGTCGTATCGGTGGAACCGGTGGTATTGTTTGTCGTATCGGTTTCCGATGCGGTAACGGTGTTCGCTGTACCGGTAGCATTTTGATTCTGTTCGGATTCGTCGTGTGTTTTTTGGTCGGTGTTAATGGTTTGGTTTCCAAGTACGTCACGGTCTAACGTGCCTTTTTGGTTTTCTTTTTCGTCTTCGATGCGATCAATGACATCGTTTTGATCTTTTTGATTTTTCAAATTGGAGTTAATCCCCACGTTGACATTTTCCAGTGGATTAAATCGAATGGTTTCCGATTCAAACAACCGATTGAAGTACGGCATATGAATGGTTAACCAATTCTCTAATTTGAACTTGAACAACCCTTCCGTTTCAAACCCAATTTCACGGGTATAAAAGTTCCGGATAAAATGTTCTTCAAATTCAGATCGTAACCCTTCATCGAAAAACGGATAATCAAAATCAAACAGCTTCGGACGGGCGACGTTAATTTTTTGAGCAATGGATAGTCCGGGGTTCGTTTGGGCGTACCCGTCAACCAAGGTCATAATCCGTGTCGTGTACGTTGCCATTCTGTTCCCCTCCTTCATTCAAAATCTGCATCGCTATATCGGTTCTCATTTTCACATTGATGTCACCGAGTTCCGGATACAATTCTTTGATCCGTTGACACGCTTCAAGTCTACTTTTTAAATAGATGTTTCCCGATGCGTCAATCTGTTCGTTGTTGCTGTCCGCTTCACTTGTAATCATGCGCTCTTTCTTTTCCAAGTTCGCATTTTTAATGCCCAAATACGTCATGAGTTCATTCCACACAGCGTTCTTTTGTGTGTTCAATTTGTCAACCACATAAGGCGCATCCGTCTTCATGACTTTAATCGTATCCGGGTCAAGTTTTTCGTGGGTAATAATAACCGGGCTGTTTCCTTCATACTGATTGTAGACCTGTTTAATGGAAAGTAACGTGTTGTCGTTCGCTGTCAGTAAGACCGGTGTTTTTTGTGCGTTCTGATTGACACGGATGATTTCTTTTAATTCGGCGAGGTCTTGCGCAAACATGAGAAGCGCCGGAATGGTCGGAATAAATTGATCGTTGTTAGCAATCAAAATGCCTTGGGTGTTGGCATCCGGGGTATCGGAATAGTGATAGATCGGGAATGAATCACGTAAAATCCGGGTACCGCTAGGATCAGTCACGACAAATTCCGTCGGTTGAAGGTAATGATTGATCTGTCCGGACTTCGCACCCTGTACCGCCACAAATCCAATCGTCGGGTCTTTATACAATCCGACGTAACCGAACTGGTGTAAACTCATTTCCAAAAATCGTGGATCAACCGACGGTGGTAAGTTCTCCCATTCAAACAACTGAAACGTAAGACTGGTCAAGTAACGGTAATAATGGGATGCCCATTCGAGATTCTGTTCGCTTGTAATATCATTCAACGAGCGGTAACTATGACCGCTTGGTTTTTTCTTTGCCATCATAGCACCTCATTGTCTAGTTCGTAGTTTCCAATTTGATCGGTGTGCCACAAGGTAATGCCACTGTCAAAGATGGATTTAATGCCGGTTAAGTCATCGGCGTTAAAGTCACCGAGAATGACACATCCCTTGGTTTCCACGTAGTTCCAGTATCTCCGGGTGTGGAAATTCGGTACTTTGACCTCATTCGTTTTGTAGCCGTACAGTTTAAAGAAATCACTTAACTTGCGTCGGTATTCCGCTTTGATCTGTTTCTTTAAGATGTAGACTCCATTGTAATTGTTTCCCATGTTGTAAGCGGTGTTTGATCCCATCTTTTGAATCGATGGAGGAATATTGGCAATATCCTTTTGTTTTGCTTGGATGCCTTGGAGTTCAATAACTGTATTTCCGGCACCTTGGATGATGCCACCAATCCCGGCAACCACACCCATTGCATTAGGTTCGACCCCTTTAAGACTTGTATCAGCTAACCCACCGGCGTTCATCGCAGAAGCTCCCGAAGTAATACCGTTCATAATGCCATTAAACATAATCGACGTTTCCTGGTTTTTGATTTGGTTCTTGTTACCTTGTAAGAAAGCGGTCAAGTAATCATTAACCACGGTTACATCGTTCGGGGTGTCATTAATGAGTGCCGTTTCATTGTTCAAATCCATGAATAACGGATTATCGAAAACATTCCCATGATTGTATTGATTGACACCATACGACACAAAGTTGCTTAAACCGAGTGATCCTTTAACCAAAAGCGATAACGCTTTACCATTAATGTATTCATTTTTATAAGCTGTTCGGTTGCCTTTGAAATCGTCCAGGACAAGGGTTGTATAAGGATACATGAGTAGCTTCGATTCTGTCACCGGCACATAATCACTGTACTTGTCGTCTTGAATCAGATGTTCTTTGGGTGCAAACTTAAACGCTTTTTTGACGTATAACGTACCAACGGCTCCGACTTCAACCGTTTCAAAATAAGTGTCAAACCCATTTGGAAACGAAATAGCAGGGGCACCGGGGATGCTACTATCTAAGTTAACGGTAATGCCAATATCATCGGTGACGTAAATCGAAACGATGTTATTAACGGCTTTTTCATTTTGATAGAGTTCCTTTAATGCCTTAGTAGGTGGGGATGGAACAAAAGAATCACCACCGTGTAGGATCGTTGGGGTTAAATCGTTTTCCCGAAACGGAATGACATAAAAGGTTAGCGGTTGGGGCATACCAATCACCGTCGGGGTCACATCGTTCGTTTCTGCCCCTTCGTGCATCGGAGTCTTGCAAACAATCACCATAAACTGTATTCCTTTTGTTGGTTGGAACTGTTGAATGGAAACCGTGTCGTATTCAAGACCGTAGTTTAATCCTTCATCGACGGTATTGACCACGGGTCGTCCGTCGGATTGCCACAACGGGCGGTGTTCCCGAACCACGAATGAAGGTTGAAACTCCATCCGGTTTTTCCAGGTTTGGAATAGGTCGATTTGTAAATGAACATTGGTTAACGAATCGTTGACATATTCAAGACGGGTGACAAAAGCAAAAAACCATTTCGTTGAATAATCACTGTTTTGGAACATGGCATAATTAACACCATACAGGGTGTCAATTTTCTTATTCACTCGAATAAAGGTGCGATTGTCTTGACGTTGGAAAGTAGTTAACCCCATCGTATGAACAGCCGGGCGGTTTTCAAACCAAGCATATTGTTCAGCGGAACTGTCAAACCATCGTGTGTGTTTGTAATCATTCGAGAATGGAATACCCGACAAAAGCCGGATATTCGTTCCCGATAATGGAATCGTTGCCATCTGTAAACCCCTCCTTTAATTAGGCAGGGAGTACCGTCACGATAGATTCCCCGATTACACTTTCTGTTTCTTCCCCTTCACCGGTTGGGAAACTGACCGTTGCTTTAACGAGTAATTCACCCGTTTGTGTCGCACCGAGCGTTAACGTACCATTTGATTCGATCTGTGTGCCACTGGCAACTGTTGTAGTGCCCGATCCGACTACTGACCAAACGATTGGATACGATTCGTCGTCTGTCGCACGAACGAACGCTGTCAGCTTTTGTGAACGTCCGGCTTTAAGTGTGAGGATGGTTGGGTTGACAATGACTTCCGTAACCTTCTTGACCGCACCCGACACGAACGCCACGGCATTGGCAAAGCGTGAAGCGGAAAGCACTTGCCATACATGGTACATGTAGTTCCAGTACAAGCCTTGTGGGTTGTAGATCGACTGCATCGTGATTTCCTTGTCATACACCATGAACCAATCCCGATCAACGAGAACCGCTTCAAGTCCTGTTGACTCGAACCCGTCAATGATCGTCACTTGTCCAACGAAATCCGTTTTATTCATATTAAACGCTTTGGCCAACACATCGACATCGACTTCACTATTCAAACGAGCCGAAATGATAAGGTGCATGTCGGAGATGTCGGTACGAGTTTGAACCGCAAGGGAGTTGTATTCCCGTGAACCTTGACCGAGTGACATGAGTGTTGCTGTTGTACGGATTTTTTTAATGAACTCCCGTGCTGTTGTTTCGCCGGCAATTGGATCGACCGGAACCACTTTGAAGTGTCCTTTTGAATAGTAATTGTCGATAATCAATTTCATGTAATTGTATTCATCGACGTTTGCGCTATTGTACATAGCAGAAATAACACGACTCGTAAAGTCATCAAAATTGCCCCACGTCACGAACGCCGTTTTCAGTGATTGTTGTTGAATCGTTTGTTTATAGAACCCTTGTCGATTGAGTTCATGGAACAACGTTTTGACATTTGGAATTTCACGTTTGAAAACTTGGTCTTCTGCGACTTCCGGATCGTATTTCATTTCTTGTGTAATATCCACAAAGATTTCCTCAATCGTGCGCCCCATCGGCATTTGACCTTTTTTGAATTTCGCCAAATCGTTTTTTAGTGATGTCGCACGAATGATAACCAAACCGATACGGTCAACAAGTGCGGAAATAAATTCATTTTGAACCGTTTGGTTAATCATTAAACCGGCTCCGACTTGTGCCACGTTGTCAGCGTTCGCAAGTGGAACATAGTTTCGGAATTGATCGGTTGCACTGTTGCGGATTGCATTGATAATGTCATACGTGTTGGTTACACCTAAGTTTTCTTTAATGGTATTGATCGTAATACGTGCCATTTATTTTCCCTCCAATAGTGAATCAAGTGTGACGTTCTCCGAAAAATCTTTATCGTCTTCCGGGTTGTCGTCGTTTGTTCTGTCAATTGCAGTCATACGGAATAACTTTGAATTGGATAAGACCAAATCATCGTTATCCTTTTGTAATTTTTCTAAGTTGGATTGAAACGTTTGATGATCGTCAAGAACACCGCTATAATCTGCCCGTAACGTTTGGAGTAATTCCGTTCGTTCACTATGTGGCAGTTCGGCATTATTCAGTTTCCCTAGCAATTCCTCATATTCATCCCGACTCATTGGCATGATGCTCGTGTCTCCCTTCGATTCCTTGTTTTCCTTACTCCTCTATTATACCCTGTTTCCATCCCCTTATAATAGGAAGAAAAGCGGAAATCTTGAAAAGGTAGAAGTTTTTTCAAATAATGTTTGCTTTTTCTGATTCCATCCTTTATACTAAAGTTAGGAGTTAAGAAAGAGACACCCTAAACGGTTAACGAAAATAAACCAAAATTAAACGTTGACTTTCACACACAAAAGGGTTACACTTTAATTAACGGTTAAGGGTGTTAAATTCTTCTCCGAAAATAGAATACAGAAAAGAGGACAAAGCAAATGAAAAAAGTCATGCAAAAAGAAGTAACACAGACGACAATCAAAATGGCCCGTATTGAAGTCATCGAAGGGGAAACGCAACTCGTACAATTACCGGAAGCGATTCAACTAGGAAACATCTCAAAAGAACGGGCACAAAAATGGGCGACACGAGAACACGGCCAAGGGGTTACAGTGACACACGTTGAACCGAACACACTCCGTTACGAAATGGATGTTCTCGAATTTATCGAACTCGCTCGGTTGGTTGAACCAAAATCAGATGAAGCCGAAACACTCGAAGCGTAAACCAAATAAAATCAGCAAAGTGCAAATTTCTGATTTTATTCACAAACAACTCAAACTAAACCAATTAAAAGGGGATCAATTAAAATGGAAAACACAACAAACGAATTAGCGGTAACAATGACGGAAGAAGTCATGACGGTTTCACCGGACGGGAAAAGCATGATCGTTCGTGATGCAGAAGGAAAATTCAAACGCAAAGCGATCTTCAAGCAGTGGATGTCATTCACACCCGAAACACGGGAACAGAAATTGCACGTATTCAACTTGTTAAATTCCGATGAAATGGCACACCCGATGAAAGATAAAGTAGGAACGCAAATCAAAATTGCAGATGTCATCTTTAATCCTTACGATCGAGTCGATGAAGAAACTGGGGAAATGCAAAACGGAATTCTCACGTACCTCATTCAATCGGACGGTGAAGCGTTTGTTACATCATCTAAGTCAGTCTACTACTCACTTGAAAATGCCTTTAAAGCGTTCGGCACACCTCACTACGGTGAAGGTGAAGAACTCACAGTCGAAGTTGTCTTGAAAAAAGGTCTACAATTCAAATATGTAGATGTTAAGATCATCGGGTAATTCTTGAAAGGGGTGATACAATGCCTATCACGAAATCGGGGATTTATCACAACTTAAAAGAAAGTCATTACACGGTTTCTAACTCAGAAGCCGTGTTTTTCTTTTCGTCGGTTGTGAACCTCAATAAGTTCTTGAAACGGTACACCGATCACCGGGTAACGTTTGATCGAAAAATGAAAAAGTTTACCGGCGATACGCCGTATAATTTGGATACCCTAGCCGATATAGTGCTATATGAAACGATTGAGAAACGTGGGTTTCATTGTTGGGTCAAAGGGGTTGTGATGGATTGGCAAAACATGCACGCATACGCATTACGAAAAATGACAGAAAAGAGTTCGCCCGATTGGCAAAAAACACAAAAGCCAAAATTAAGCGAACGATTAAAAATCATGGGATCGACCTAAGCAGTGAAATTTCTGTTCCTTCTATTGAAGACTTTAAAACCCGTGACGAATTCAATGCGTGGAAACAAAAAAGTAAATCGTTCTTAGATCGTGGTAACTGGAAATATTCATTTGTCAAAAATAAAAACGATGTGTCGATTTCCCGAAAAGAATTGAATGAGTTAAAAAAGAAGACAAAGATTGCCCAAAAAAGGGCCAAAAAACAATTGGAACAGGCCGAAAAATTGCCGTTTGTGGCAGGTGGGAAACAATATGGAACCGTTGGGGATCGGATTAAACAAATGCCGAACGCTAACGAGTTAGGGATTTACATTCCGCCCGATTTCAATTTTGATGCGATTCAAAATCAATCACAGCTTCGCATGAAACGGGATTCCATCGAGAAGAAGGTAAACCCGAATGAAATTGATAAACGTATGGAAACTATGAAAGACAATTTTATGAAGGTTCTCGATGCCAGTTTTAACAGCGATGCGGAGGAACTGATTGAGAAGTTGAAAAACGTACCGGCAGACGATTTTCTTGAAATGTATTATATGTTTGAAGAATTCGATTTTGCGCTGTACCGATCACCCAAAGATGCAGATTCCGGTTATCACCCTGATACAGTCGATCAAGAACACTTAGCGGATGTCTCCCAAATGTTGGCCTACGTGGATGCGTATGAAAGAGGAGATATGAATTTTGACATGAAAGGGTTTGATAGATAATGAAAATAAACAAAACCGTCACCGGGGAGGGTAACGGGTATGAAAAAACGTTATTCGTGTGACTTTGAAACCACCACCAATCCGGATGATTGCCGGGTATGGGCGTATGGGTGGATGGAAATTGGCAAGACAAGCAACTACCGGATTGGAAATGACTTGGTGGATTTCATGGAATGGGTCGAAAAGTGTGACGGCATCTTATACTTTCATAACCTCCGGTTTGACGGTGAATTTATTGTCAACTGGTTGCTTCACAACGGATACAAGCGAAACGATTCCGGAAAGCCGAAAACCTTCAACACCACAATCAGTAGCATGGGACAATGGTATGCGATAGATATTTGTTACGGATACCGGAAGAAAAAGAAACTGCATACGGTTATTTATGATTCACTCAAAAAACTACCGTTTCCCGTCAAAACAATTGCAAAAGCGTTCAATCTCGAAATAATGAAAGGTGATATAGATTATCACACGTATCGCCCCATCGGACATATCATCACATCGGAAGAAGAAGCATACATCATGAATGATATTCAAATTGTGGCCGAAGCACTCGATATTCAATTCAAACAAGGACTCGAAAAACTCACAAACGGGTCGGACAGCTTACACGGTTTTAAAACCAGTATCAGCAGTAAAGAGTTTGAAAAACTATTTCCCATACTCAGTTTAGAGACAGACAGCGACATTCGGAAAGCATATCGGGGCGGATTCACCTGGTTAAATGATCGGTTCAAAGGTCAAGAAGTCGGTGAAGGGATTGTCTATGATGTGAATAGTCTGTACCCGTCTCAAATGTATGATCGCTTGTTACCGGTCGGACGGCCGATCTTTTACACCGGGGAATATGTACCCGATAAAAAGTATCCGTTGTTCATTCAGCATATCAGATGTCAATTTGAATTAAAAGAGGGATTTATTCCAACAATTCAAATTAAACAGAATTTACGCTTTCAAGAAAACGAATACCTCAAATCAAGTGACGGGGAAATAGTTGATCTCTATATGACGAACGTCGATTTAGATATGTTCTTTAAACATTATGAAGTGGTGGATCTTGAATACACAAGCGGTTATATGTTCCGTGGGAAACAAGGAATTTTTAAGGATTTCATTGATTACTGGACACACATTAAAACAACGAGTGACGGAGCGATTAAATTACTTGCTAAACTCATGTTAAACTCACTGTATGGCAAGTTTGCCAGTAACCCGGATGTTACCGGAAAATACCCGTACTTAAAAGAAGACGGGTCGATGGGGTTACGGTTAGGTGAAAAAGATTTCCGTGATCCCGTGTATACGCCAATGGGTGTATTTATTACATCATGGGCACGACACACCACAATTGAAACCGCACAACGTTGTTTTGATCGTATCATCTATTGTGATACGGACAGTATTCACTTAACAGGATTAGAAACACCGGAAGCGATTAAGGATGACATCCACCCCAAGGCACTTGGGAAATGGGCATATGAAGGTGCCTATCACAAAGCGAAATACATCCGACAAAAGACATACTACCATGTGTTGTACGCAAAAGAGATCAACGGGAAACTGGTGGAATGTGAGAAGGATGAACACACGACACACAAGCACGTTGTCAAATGTGCCGGGATGCCGGATGCGGTCAAGAAGCGGGTCACCTTTGAAACGTTCCAAGTTGGGTTTTCGAGTGGTGGGAAACTTAGACCGAGACACGTTAAAGGCGGTGTCGTGTTGGAAGATAGTGTGTTTACCATCAAATAAGGGAGGGTTCACGTTGAAAGAAGGTCAACGATACATGAATATCGCAACCCGTGAATACTTTACACTTGAAAAAAGACCAATGAAGTGGCGAACAAAGGAATATGAATACCGATTAGTGAACGATAACAAGAGTACCATTGGATTTTGGTTGCAATATTATCCAATGGTGAAAAATATTTATGATGGATTTCGGAAGGTGGAATCGTGATGAAAACATACCGAGTATTAGTGAAAAACCCTGTTACTAAAAAATTTGACCGAAAAATGAAAGTTATTAATTCGTGTAGTGGGATGTTAACCTGTGTCGATGAAAATAAAAAAGTACATTGGGTGTTTGCAGACATGGTACGGGAGGTGAAGAAATGAAACCTATATTTCTCGAAAAATTCTTAGTAAATTTTTACGATGAAAATAATAATAAAATAAATGAAGAACCAATTGAGTACCATGGTTATCCACCGTACGATGTTATAGCCATTGATATGGACTATTATAGATGTAATGCACCTCATTTTGTTGAAACAAAATGGTATGATGTAAAGAAAATAACGTGTGTAAGGTGGGTGGATGAAGATGAGTAAATTAAATGGAACGTCACCCGATTTTGTGGTGATTGATACGTCGCACCGATTTGAAAACCCTACTTACTGGTGTGTCATTGAATTGGTGAATATCCAGGGTGAAGTCAGAACCGAACACCATGAAGACATTGATTTACAAGATTTCGAGATCCTTTACGGTGGGATCACCGATAACATTTTAAGTATTGATCTACAACGGATGCCGATGCAGGTGATGGAAAAAATAAATAAGTTTGACGGTCGGCGGTAATAATGCTATACTATTAAAGTAAGGTATAGCACTTCTATTATCGTCATTGCAACCGGATCACCTGCGTTGATTCGTACCGGTTGTCATAGGGTGGATGGTACCACTGGCTTTAACAGTGTCTATCGCTTTACACGTTGACCGCATGGAAGCTTCTTAAAGGGAGTGGAAGTGCGGTTGTTTAATTGGAGGGAAATTAGATGAATATATACTTATTTACACGTAATGAAAATTATCCGATTGATTGGGATGAATATGTAGGGTTTGTGGTTAGCGCAAAAGATGAAAAAGAAGCACGAAAATTGATAAACGATTTTGATGAGTTTAATAAACCGGAGAAAATTTGGTTTGATTGTAAATTAGTGGGTTACAAAATTGA